ATGCTTCCAACTTAATTAGTTATAGCTGCTGAAAAATGCTAAACAGCACGGAAACAGCAATGTAACTCTTTTTAAGTACTATCCAGTTTCATATTCTTATATTATTTTTCTATTCTTACTGCAATTGCAGATACTTCTATTTTCTTGAAATTATCTAAATATCTAATTGAAAAATTAATAAGTGAATTTGCATTATGCTTTTTAGCTTCTTGAACAACTTTTTCTAATATATACTTGTCTGTAGGAATCGCCAGCCCACTGAATTCCACTCTGTCAATTATGGTAAATTGCGAGGGATCATATCCTTTGGGTAGTTTCCCAGATTTGAATACAATTAATATATCAGATACAGGTTCATATTTTAATGTTATAGGGGTGACTTCTTTGGGGTAGATGTAAAATCCCTCTTTTGTATATTGTGAGAAGTCAAGTTTATAGACTTTTTCTGAATAGTACATTGATTTGCATGAGCAGAACAATATTACAATAATAGTGTAGAGTATCTTTTTCATAGCCCTTTTTTATCCTGCGTTTCGTTCATTCTTTAGCATAGCTAATTCGCCCCTAACTTTTTTGTTGTCCTCTGTTAAAAGCTGAATAGTTTTCATCTGCTCATTAATTGTTCCTTGAAGATTTGCGATGGTGTCGGCGAGTCGAGTTACACGCTCAATGTTTTGGGCATCATTGTTCACTTCAGAAAGTAACATTTGTCCTTTTCCACGGAGTAGCCATTCTGACGAAATATCTGTAAACGTATTGAGTATTGCGTTTACTGTTGAAAGACTAAGTTCTCTGACTCCGTTTAATTGCCTGTTAAGAGTATTTTGAGCTAATCCACACCTTAACGCAAATGCCCTATCGGATAATCCCGAATAGGTGATAATCTCCTTAATTCTACTAATCATATCAAATCAATCAAAAGTTAAATAATCCCAATTGGTATTACAATTAGGTTTTTATATTTGCAAATAATACCAAATGGGATTATATTTGCATCATCAATCAATCAATACTCCAAAAGTATGAATAAAATAGCAAATATCCAACCAAACGGGATTAAAAGTTTATCCAAAAAGAGAGATTACAGACTTATCGTTGATGGCAAGTTCAATGTAAAAGCAATAATGCAAAGAGCTTGGGTTTATGTTCGTAACTATGGATACTCTTTAAAATCTGCTCTA